ATGGATGGAGAAACACATTAACGAATTCCTCAACCAAAAGCTCGAAACGGAAAACGTTGATTATGTTATTGCCTGTGATACAGATTCGATGTATATTAACCTCGACAAATACGTTGAAAAGTATTACAATAACAAAGAAACAAACGAATTAATTGATATCCTTGATAACGATTGTCAATCAATCTTTGAACCTTTTATTGATGAGACTTATAATAAACTTGGTGTTCTTGTTAATGCTTATGATCAGAAGATGAAAATGAAGCGAGAGGCAATTGCTGATAAAGGCATCTGGACAGGTAAGAAACACTACATTCTCAATGTGTTTGATAACGAGGGTGTGAGGTATAAAGAACCGAAACTTAAAATACAGGGAATAGAAGCAATTAGATCATCAACACCCTCTGCATGTCGTGAAAACATTAAGAAAGCGCTTCAGATAATTATGAGTCAAGGGGAACAAGCGACAGTTGATTTTATCGAGAGGTTTCGTGAGAATTTCTCCACACTGCCTTTTGATGAAATTGCTTTTCCTAGATCGGTTCAGGATTTACGGAAATGGGAATCAGGATCTGGTGTAAAGCCTTCATGCCCAATTCATGTAAGAGGTTCAATTGTGTATAACAACATGGTGAAAAGCCGCAACCTAGAAGCTAAATATAACTTAATCACTAACGGTGATAAGATTAAATTTTGTTACATGCTTGTACCCAATCCCGTGAAAAGCAACGTTATAGCAGCACCTGGCTATCTTCCTCCTGAATTCGATGTTAGTGATTATATCGATTACGAAAAGCAGTTTGAAAAAAGTTTTCTCGATCCGTTAAAAACTATTCTCACAGCAATTGGTTGGAAAACGGAAAAACAATATACACTAGAGGATTTCTTTTCATGAAAAAGCCCCACATCTCTATTGATGATTCATATGATGATTTTGGTTTCTCAGCTGTTAGCGAAGACGAACTAAAAGAGCTCGAAAGAAAACTACATGCTGATCTTCAACAAACATCTTCACAGTTAAATGATGTTACAAAAACATACCAACAAAAACTAGAACAGTTGTATAAGCTGATTATGCCATTGCTGATCAACCTTCAAAAGAATCCTGACAAGGAATACATTTTCTGGCCCAACAGGGCTGAGAAGGTTAAAGAGTTCGTTAAAAAGATTGACGATCTGCTCGATGATTAACATTCTTGTACTTGCTGTTGCTCTGATAATATCAACGGTCGCTGCATATTATTCAGTTATTGGTTTAACAACAATATTTGCAGCTGCGTTTTGGCCAGTTGTTATTATGGCATCAAGCATCGAAGCAGCAAAGGTTGTCTGCACATCGTGGTTGTACAGACACTGGCTAACAGCTCCTTGGACGATCAAATATTATTTGATCACTGCAATAGTTGTCCTCTCTCTAATCACATCGCTTGGAACATTTGGATTTCTTTCAAAAGCACACACCGATCTTGCTTTGACAAGTGGTGTTACAAACGTGAGACTACAAACAATCGATCAACAAATTGTAATTGAAAAGCAGCGTCTTGACATTCTTCTATCGCAATCGAAACAGTATACTGGTCCTGTGAGGAGGTTTGAAAAGCAGATCAACGAAACACAAAACAAAATTGTTCAATTAACAGAACAGCGCCTCCCGCTTTTGCAAGAACAAACAAAAGCAGAAGTAGAAGTCGGACCGTTGCGTTACGTTGCTGAACTCGTTTATGGAAAAACGGACGAAACTACTTTAGGGTCTGCAGTAAGAATGATTACTGTGTTAATAGTTCTTGTATTTGATCCACTTGCTCTCGTAATGTTATTGGCAGCCAATCACGGTTTTGCTCAACGAAATCGTGTTGTAGAAGATCCTAGATGGGTAGATAATGTTAAGACAAACCGGAAAAAAATAGTGATTGATCCAAATTCATTGCATACAATAAAATGAAAACATTCGTTGAAATAGGTTCTAGTGATTTCAATAACAACGACCATTTCTTTGAGGAAGGGTGGGTTGGGCACTTTGTTGAGCCAATTCCCTTTCTCATAGAATCGTTGCAAAAAAAGATTCGAGAAAAACACAATAAACCAATAGTTGCAAGATTTCATCAATGTGCTATTTCTGATTATAACGGAACTATAACAATGAAATATGTTGACCCAACAACAGATAATTGGGTAGAATGGGTAAGAGGAATATCATCGATTGACACTGGTCTCAACAGTAATCCAATCAACACAAGGACGTGGGGTGTCAATGATATTAAAACTACTGACGTTGTTTGCTACACATTGGATACGTTTTTAGAAATGGCGGGAATAACAAATATTGATTTCATGCAAGTAGATGTTGAGGGTCACGAGCTCAATATTTTAAAAAACTATTCGTGGAAAATAAAACCAAAGCAAATTAAGGTTGAACACATGTGGTGTGGATGGGCACCAATCCGTCTACTACTTGAACGAAACGGCTACGAATGTCGGGTGGAGATAGAGGACATTTGGGGTGAACTAAAGGAGACAGCATGACATTTTTTAGAGACTTGATTAAAGAGGTTGGGGATGAAGATACTTCTATTGCCGCTGACGGCGTTGGTAGTGCTGAGTTTGGGGGTTTTATTGATACTGGCAGCTATATGCTCAACGCTGTTCTCTCGGGTAGCATCTATGGTGGCGTACCTGATAATAAAGATTACTGCTTTTGCAGGAGAGTCCGCTACTGGTAAAACTTACTTCGTTCTTGGGGTCGTCAAATCTTTCCTCGACTCCAACAAATCAGCCGGTGTCATCTACTACGACACGGAGGCAGCGGTCACAAAGGGAATGATGGAAGAACGCGGGATTGACACGACACGTGTTATTATTGCAGAACCAGATACAATCCAGAAATTTAAAACTCATGCACTAAAAATGATTGAAGCGTATGAGAAACAGCCAGAAGACAAACGTCCTCCAATGATGTTTGTCCTTGACAGTCTTGGACTTCTTTCAACTACAAAAGAGATGGAAGATTCCTTGGAGGGTAAAGAGACGCGCGATATGACTAAATCACAAATGATTAAAGCCGCCTTTAGAGTATTGACCCTCAAGCTAGCAAAGGTCAAAGTACCAATGCTTGTTACTAACCACGTGTATGAGGTAATCGGATCTTATGTCCCAACAAAAGAACTTGGTGGAGGAACAGGACTCAAGTATGCTGCCAGCACTATTGCAATGCTTTCAAAAAAGAAAGAAAAGGATGGAACAGATGTTATTGGAAACGTCATCCGAATCAAAATGTACAAGTCAAGGCTCTCGAAAGAAAACCAAGACGCAAGTGTGCTACTTACTTACTCCAAAGGGTTAGATCGGTATTATGGTCTTCTTGACCTTGCAGAGAAGTATGAAATCTTCAAGAAAGTATCAACGCGTTATGAGCTGCCGAACGGTGAAAAGGTTTTTGGTAAGAACATTAACGAAGAACCTGAAAAGTATTACACGGACGACATTCTCAAGCAGATCGATGCTGCAGCAGCAAAAGAATTTAAATATGGGGAGCATGAATGATTGAACAGTTAATTCTCAAGAATCTAACAACCAACGAACCTTATGCTAGAAAAGTTCTTCCGTTCTTAAAGAACGAATACTTTCATGACATAAACGACAAGGTTGTTTTTGGAATCGCTGAGAAATACTTTCAACAGTATAATAGATGTCCAACTGTTGATGTTCTTTTGATTGAGCTTGACAAAAGCAGTTCATTGTCCGAGGAGCAATTTAAGACAGTAACTGCAACTGTGGAAAAGTTTGACCAGGAAGCTAGTGATGTTGATTGGCTTGTAGCTGAGACTGAAAAGTTCTGTCAAGACAAAGCAATCTACAATGCTATCATGCAGTCAATTAAAATTATTGATGGGACAGAAAAGGTAAAGAACAAGGGTCTAATTCCTGATCTCCTTTCTGATGCTCTTGCTGTTTCGTTCGACAATCATGTCGGTCATGATTTTCTTGACGATAGTGAGGCGCGATATGAGCTATACCATAAGGTTGAGGAAAAGATTGCGTTTGACCTCGAGATGTTTAATATCATTACAAAAGGTGGTCTTTCAAAAAAGACCCTCAATGTTATTCTTGCTGGAACTGGTGTAGGTAAATCGTTATTCATGAGTCATTGTGCTGCACACCATTTGACAATTGGAAAAAACGTCCTCTAATATTACGATGGAGATGGCAGAAGAACGGATTGCAGAGCGGATTGATGCAAACTTAATGGGTGTGACAATTGATGAATTGCAAACATTTCCGAAGGATGTTTATGACAAGAAAATCAACAGGGTAAAGTCAAAAACTACAGGTAAGCTGATCATCAAGGAATATCCTACTGGTTCTGCAGGGGTAAATAATTTTAGATTTCTAATCAACGAGTTAAAGCTCAAGAGAAATTTTGTTCCCGATGTAATCTATATCGATTACCTAAATATCTGTATGTCTTCCAGATTAAAATTCTCTGCAAATGTAAACAGTTATTCTTACATTAAAGCAATCGCAGAAGAAATGAGAGGGTTTGCTGTTGAGTGTAATGTTCCTATAGTTACAGCAACGCAGACCAATAGATCAGGATTTACAAGCAGTGATGTTGGGCTTGAAGATACCAGCGAGAGCTTTGGCCTTCCTGCTACAGCTGATATGATGTTTGCTTTAATTTCCACTGAAGAGTTGTCAGACCTCAATCAGATCATGGTAAAGCAATTGAAAAGTAGATATAGTGATATTAACAAGAACAGGAGGTTTGTTGTTGGTATTGATAGACCAAGGATGAAACTGTACAACGTTGAACAATCTGCTCAGCAAGATGTTCTCGACGGGCCAGCATTCGATGCAACACCAGCTGGAAGTAGAGTTTCTTCGGAGAAGTTTGACAAAACCCTTTTCGAGGACTTCAATTGACCCACATTTTATACCGACTAGTTTGCATTGTATTGTTAGCTCCTTTTGCTTTTCTGATGATGTCGTTCACTCACATGTTTGCATGGATGA